CGACTAATGGATACGGGGAGTAGCCTTTTATATACGGGGTTGGTACACCCCGTATCCAACGGAGGAAATAATGTCTTATCCTGCTATACGTTCTAGCCAAGAAGACGGTTTGGAATGCTATCTGCTCTCGCTGCGCCCTTCGACATTGTTCGCTTTCCTGCGCCACGATCCGCGTTCGGCGCACTGGAAATCGCTCACGCCATGGTTGCGTGGCATTTACGAAACCAAACAGCGGGAAACCAAGACCGCCCGTATCACCGCCCTTGAGGACTACATTCTCAATCGCGTGATGGACCCTGGGAAGATTGGCGCTTTGCCCCCGATCTCGGTCTTCCAGTTCCAGCCGTTCGACGCCTCCTGTCTGACGTGCGTTAGTGGCGTCAGGTACGAGATCGAGGACAGCGATGCCGAGGTCGAGCGCGTGCTGATTGACGGGCTGGCTCGCGTCACGGCTGCTCAGGCTGTGCGCGAGCGATTGCAGGTCGAGAACCCGCAGGCGTTCGACCATTTCAACAACACGTTCCGCTTTACCGTGGCGTTGTATGTGCCCACAACTGGCCGGCTGTCCCCGGATATTGCGGGGCAGTTGTTCGCCGACTTTAACAGTTATGCGTGGCCGGTCCCGGCCGCGACGACCGTGGCGAACGACATCTACAACCCCTATCGCGCGATTGCACGGAAGGTCGCTGAGTCCGATATTCTGCGACGCTACGGAGGGTTGAAGATCGGTAAGGCGAAGCTCGGGCGGAAGGATGTTAATTTCACGACCGAGGTCACGATGGCGCAATTCTGCAAGATCGTGATTGAGGGCGGGGCAGGGTACGGCAGCCTCAATAAGCCGGTGCCCAACGCCAAGGTTTCCGGTGTCGATCAGGATGCCGTCGCCGCCAAGATTGTAAGCTTCATTAGCGGTCTTGAAGCGGCCATGGGTGCCGACAAGTTCGCCGATACCGGCGCACTGTTTCGCACCGCCCACGGCTTCTATGCGCTGGCGATTCTCTTGCATGACATCGGCGAGGGATTGACGACCCAGGTGCAAGCCGTGCCCGCGCTTGCCGCCATTGATTGGACTTGGAACAACCCGGAGTTTCAGTCCAACATTGGCAGGAATGTTGGGGGCACTGGATGGCGCATGAATACCGGCTCGGCGACGATGTGGTGGCTGGTTCAGTATTGCCGGGCAAAGAGTGGGGTCGCGCTGCCGAACGCTACGGTTGTTCGCGCCGCATAGCAGCACTACCTTTGCGGAGAGAAAGCGGCCGCTAATTCGACCGGAAACGCGGCCGCTTTCTCTTACCTTTAATAGAGGAACACGGACGGTATGCACTGTATAAGTTGTGGGGCGGCTCTGCCGCCCTCTATCACTAAGCCGCGCAAGTTTTGTGATAACGCCTGCCGAAAGACACACAATCGGAAGAACATTCGGGAAGAAGGCAGGAATGAATGGTATAGCCCGCAGAACGTAGTGGATGCCGCTCGGCGGGTTATGGGCGGTATCGATCTCGACCCAGCGAGTTGCTATCACGCTAACGAGGAGATCGTCCGCGCTAGGGGCTACTACACGCGAGCCGACGACGGACTGACGCTGCCATGGCGCGGCCGGGTGTGGCTCAATCCGCCTTACGACACCTTCGCTCCAAAATTCTTTGTTAAATTCTGCGAGGAATACGAAGCCCGCCGCACTCCAATGGGATGCCTCCTCCTTGGCGTGCATCACTTGACGACAAAGTGGTTTCAGCGCGTCGAACAATTTGCCGCGATCTTGTGCTTGCCCGCCGGTCGGCTGAAATTCACCGGACGCCTCGCGCATGGGAATCCACCCATGCACGGCAGCGCGATACTCGGGGTTGGGGTTAACCCGGATCTTTTCCGAAGCGAGTTCGGGGAGATCGGAATCATATTGGAGTTGCAGGCGAGGGAAGCCGCTGCAATAGCGCCTACCCCGCTCGTGCTTGTATCCAATCATCGCTAATCGCGCCCGTATCACCGTCCCTCTCTACAAAACTCGGTGCCGTGCGCCGGGCACCATTTCGGGCCGCACAACTCACGCCGCCTCCCCCTTCGCGACACCTCCCAGCGCCCTTATCCCGTACAGCCCGATCAGCGCCGCCTCTGCGCGGCCGATCGCGGCGGCGCGGGTGCAATAGCCGCGGCGCACCGTCCACAGCCCCACGTCGTCCGGCATGAGCCGCCCGGCGCAGTCGAGCGCCAATGCCTTGTCGGCGCGGATTCCGAAATGGCCTTTCCATCGCACCGGCGCGACGATCTCGTAGGGCCAGCCGTGGCAGGCGGCGATGGCTTTGATGGCCATGTAGCGCTGGCCCATATTGAAGGCGCTGGCGGTGCCCATGCGGCGCGCCCTGTCGCTGCCGGCGTAAGCCGCCTGGCGCTCGATCCAGATGTGGCCGAGCCGCCGGCCGTCGAGCGCGCCGAGGAGATCGACCGCCAGCTCGCGCACGCGCAGCTCGGCACCGCTCATCGGCATGTCGACGATCGCGAGCACGCGGCACGTCTCGGCGTCGAGCAGCGCCACCGCGCCGTCCGCGCCGGGGTCTGCGCCGGCGACGATCACCGCGGCTCTCCGCAAACCTCCAGCGGCTGCGCGCGACGGCGCCGCCGCTCAGCGAGGCCGGGCTGGATGTCAATGGGCCACGGCGCGTTCTCGGGCCACGTCGCGCGGAAATATGTCTCAGCCCGCGCCAAGGTGCGGATATTGGCGCCGCCGCCCTCTGCAAGCCTGACAAAAATGCGGTTGTTGCCGCACGCTCGTCTGCCTAGGGTTGAGAGCGAGACGCCAGTCGCAGTCGCGTAGAGCTGCGCCAGTCTCAAGAGGTCGGCGGGGCTTAGCATGGGGAAACTGTGTGCGTTTTAAAACGCGCTCGCAAGTGAAAAAAAGCGCACTCCCGGCCGTTGCGGTAAGTCAATGATTTTCCTTAGGTCGGTGAAAAATTTCACGTATTTGAAAGGTAGGAGTGTTATAATCTTAGCCATTGGCACAGGGACGGGGGTCCGTTGGTGGTCGAGATTTTATGGGACGATGCCGCTTTCAAGCGGCGGGTGAAAACGCTGGCGAAAGAGCGCGGGCTGAAGCTCGGCGACGCATTGAAGGCGGCCGGCATCACGCCGCGGTATTTCTCGCGGCCGAGCGAGGGATGTTCGACCAACCTCATTCTGAACTTGGCGCGGGCGCTCGATGTGTCGCCGAGCGTGTTGTTCGGCCCAAGCGAAGCCTTACCGAACGATCCGCCGATCGATCACGACAAACTGGAGCGCATTGCGGTGGCGACGCGCATGATGACGGCACAGCTCGCCGCGTTGATTTATGTTGTTTCCGATGGCTCGAATGCCGATCCAGCCCGGCTGATGGAGCTGGTCATGGATAAGGTCAACGGGATGACCGCGGCTCAGAAATCAACGAGCAAATAGTGTGTAGCATCGACGGGCCCGTGATCGAAATCCTGCCAGTCCTCGCCGTCGTATTCGCCGAGGCTCAGGGGGCAGCCGTTGCGGCCAGGGATCAACAGACAGGGGCCATAGGGTTTGCCTTTTTCAATCGGCGCCTCGGCGATCGGGCGGAACAGAGAGCGCAGCGTGGCTGTCCTATGATCGGCCAATCTGTCCTCCTCTGTCCTGTTTTTAGGTTGCTCATTAACGAGAACGATACGCAGCCATTAGGTGGGGTTCAACCGCCCTTTACGGTATAGCTGGTGATTTTTTTCGCACCTATCTGGACAGGTCGTTTGACTTGCGCTTAGGATGGGAAAAGGTGATTTTTTTCACACCTCCCCATCCCCCGGAGGATCGCGTGCCAAACAAAACACTCAGCGAAGTTGCCGCGGACTACCGCGTGTCGCGATGGACGATCCTGCGCCGCCTGAAGGAACACCCGGAGGTGCGCGTGCTGCGCCCCGGTGGCCGCATTATCATTTTTGACCCGCCGGCTTTAGCCGCCCTGGAGGCCGTCTTTCGATGCCAATCCAACTCTATGCACCCGGAACCCGAAAGGGGAACAAGTTCTGGCTCGCCAGAGTCTCGGTCAACGGCCGACGCGCTGAGGTCAGTTCGGGCACGACAGACAAGGCGGCTGCTCAGCGCTGGGCGCGCGAGTTCGAGCGCAAGCTCGCCCTCGAAGATCGTACCCCTCGGCCGGGCGAAGCGATAAGCTTCACCTACGCCGCCGAGAAGTATCTCGCTTATCGCGGTGATCTCGGCATCGGCGCACAAGCT